AGGGCTGTCTCGTGCAGCAAAGGGGTCCCTCTCAGACCTTAGACGGACTGGAGCCACACGGCGATCCTTTCTCGGTCTCGGAGGCGATAAGCTAACAAACAAGGCCGGACTTGGTGATACCTTAAAACTCTACGGATCTCGTGCTGCAGACAGTACAGGTCAGTTTATTGCTAATAATCCCGGTGCTGCGACAGCTATCGGTGTTGGTGGGCTAGGAGCTGCCGGATTAGGTACGGGCTACATGCTAACGAGGTAATTAGTGTCAAGTAAAAGTTTACGACCAGTAAAGTCCTCTATTTTCCAGGGGCGCATCGTTGCAGTTGACGGTGCGCGCTGGACTTGTTCGGTATCGTGCGAAGCAATTAAAAGGTCATTTGCTGAAGTTGCAATTCCCTCGCTCTACGCATCAATGTCGGGAGAGGGAATTCATTACATGCCCGAAATAGGTACTATTTGCTATGTATGCGTTCCTTCTGATGAAGGAATTCCGTTCTTACTAATGTCTGCCCCCTCCGTGTCCTCTTCATCCAAAGACGGACAGCCAGGGTCGTTTCATTCTAATAGACCCTATTTAAATCCTGGAGATATGGTTGTTCTTACAAAGGATGGAAATGGATTTATTGCTCGTAGAGGTGGCGTTACTGAGTTTAGGGGGTCCGCACTATCAAGAATAGTTACTAATCCTTTTACAAATCAAATTGCTGCTTTTGCAGAAAACTGGAAGGTAGAGACCTTTGGCGGGACTTCCGAGTGGAGTACAAACTTTCGGGAAGAGAGCTCCTATGGGGAGCTGACATGCTCTCTCGAGACGACTGTTAGGGAGTTTGTTAGCTCTCCAAGTTGGTCGGTCAGGACGATCGAGGGTGCCACTGATATCCGAGTAGAGCTAGACGGCCCTGTTCCTGCTCCGCCTCTTGTAGACACTCCCGTAACCCTGAATGTCGAAGGACCTCTTGGAACAATAATTCCATCTATCGTAACTATAAAAAAACCGGCAACACTCGATAGTGCGCAGGCTGTCTTAGTCGTTCAAGTCAATTCTGATGAGACCCTGCCGCTACCCGTACCTTCGGCAAGTCTCGCAGTTTCCCGAGCGGGCGATGCGCTGATTACAACTGCGGGTAAGATACGTGTCGTTCAAGAGGTAGATGTTGGCGCTGCCAAGTCGGTGTTACTCGGCACTGACTTTTTGAGTAGACTCTCTGGAGTTCTGGAGGAGATCGTAGAGATCGCCTCTACATCAGGAAGTCCTACTCCAGAGACCGCTGCTCTCATTGCTGAGATAGCATCCGGTATTCATCTCTCGAAAACTCTCGAAGTCGAGTAGCCCATGTCCAGCTCTCTATTTCTAAAGCCAGTCGATCCTCATAGCTTCTTCGAGAAGCAGGCATCCATCGCTAAGATGCCTGATGACGATACCAAGTGGCCTGCGCAGGTTCTTAGCAGCCTACATCAGCAGCTGCCTTTCTTGTCTCAGTATGAGATTGATCTGGACATGCAGAGAATTGAGCCCGAGGCCGGGTTTGCGTTCGGTCACGCCCTCCTGATGGCGAAGAACGACCCCACAGCGGCAACGGCATCAAAGAACCCTCAGAACATGGTTCGTATCCCGATCATTGTTGCTGATCGCCTTCTACAACCCTTTCATACTTTTGAGCTGGCTGGAAATGTCTACCCACTTACCGCAGAGCGAATTGAATCGGCGCTCTTGAATCCGTCGATGTTCCAGGGGCCTGCGGATCAGCCCCAGCGACAGAAGTCTCTCATTGATCAGATGTACCCACCGTACCAGCAGCGGCAGGGCTTTGGTCGCGTGGTCGGTGATGGTGCCTCTTCAATGGGCATCAATAAGCTTAGTTCTGCCTTTATTTCACAGTATGGAAGAGTAGTAACAAAGCTTGCTGGAATGACATTATCCTTCTCCGCGGGATCTAAACTCCCTGCGTCTGTGGTTCTCAAGAATTCTAAAGTTAAACTGCCGGGTGGCACCAGTCCTCAAAGTTTTTCGTTCTACCAGATGGGAAATAGCAAATTTGTAATGGCTGTCCCAGCGTCTATTGGATCAAAATTAGAATCTACTAAAGATCAATCTGATATTCGTAAAATTATTGCACCTTTAATGAGAGAAGAACTGACCGCTGGTCGCTCTGGAAGAGGATCACAGGGCATGCTGCTTCTCTTTACTAAGAAGCCTGATGGAAGTTACGCGCACGTCCCCCCTCCGTCGATCTGAGGTTCATATGCTCCCCTTTTGGCCCAAGATGGCTGGGGTTGAAGATGCCCCTAACTATCGCCCAACCGCAGGAGATGATCGGTGCGAAAATTGCGCATACTACCGGGCGCTCAATAATGGCGCTGGGTATTGTGAGCGTTTTTCATTTGAGTGCGAACCTCAGAGTGTCTGCGATGACTTCGTACGTGCCGGGCAGTCTAAGATGTCATCTGCCCCTGCAAGTACCCTCGACAGACTAAAAGCCTTTGCAGCCAATCCCGTTACAAGATCTGTAGGAATAAACACAGCTATCGGCTCTGCAGCCGGAGCTGGTATTGGTGCTGTCGGTTCCGGTGAGGATGCTGGAAGTTCTGCAGCAACCGGAGCACTGGCAGGTGGACTGGCTGGAACTGGAATCGGAACTCTCGGCCCTCTAATGAGGGCCGGAAAGATCTCAAAGCAGTTTGGTCCCAAGATGGATGAAGCAATAAAGTCTTTTGATAAGAAAGCACCAAGAAGAACCCTTAAATACGATTTTGATGATTACTTGGTTAAGAACCGAACAGCAAGAACAAATCAACAAATCTCCGATCAGTACATGACGATGCGTAATAATCGAAAGAGCTTGTCTGAGGTAGAGAAAAATCTAAAAATGGTAAATAGTCGTCTTCAGCAGACAGGTCCCAATCCCCAACTGCAGAATGCACAAAAAGCCCTGCAAGATGCAAGAGATCAGCTTGTAAATGCTGAGAAGTTGATAAAGACTGATATTGAAAAATTGCGAAACCAAAGACTTGATATTGATCGTATGAAGATAACGAGTGAGCAGGGTAGAAAGAATACTCTGGCACGGGTAGCCGAAGAACGAAAGGCATTAGAAGAGCAAAAGAAGAAAGGGGTTGTATACGATCCGAAGGATTTAGCTAAGGCGAGTCCTTTGGAAGCAGCGGCAGTCCCCGGATTATCGGCCCTTGTGGGTGGTGGGCTAGGCTTTGGCGTATCACACGATGCTAAAGAACAGGAACGCTTCCGCCGGTCGCGGCAGGGCTGAGGTATCCGATGAAGAAAGTCGCTTCTCTCTGTAGAGCTATCGCAGGAACTATTAATCAAAGCGACTTTGAGCGCTTCGAAGAGGAGTTCCGGCACCCTGAAATAAGAAGAATGATTGAAAAAAACGCATCAGTAGTAGAAGGTCTGCAGAATCTTACTGCTGAGCCGATCGTACCTTTTGGGCGTATGGCAAAAGTTGCCTCTTTGCGGTTTCGTCCCGGGATCGATGTAGTTCAGGTTCGTCCTTCTGGGTATGGTTACACCATCAAAGTATCGGCCGCTCCGGCAAATATGGCTCCGCAGGAGGCACAGGTCTCCGCACCGCAAGCACAGCAGGCGTTGCCGCCTGAAATGCTACAAGCCGCAGATCAGCAGGGCGCTGCCACCGTTACGGGTGTTCAAGCACAGCCCGATCCTATGGCGGAGCAGATGCTTCCGGTAAGTGCGTTTGGTATCTACAAGGTGACCAACGCTGAGACTGGAAAGCAAATGGTTGGTTATGTTATCCCCGGTCTTTTTGATCCTATTCAGGGTACTCAGACCTCAATGGCGCTGTTTACGAACGGCGCTTCATACTCAGTGCAGCCAGGCATCTCAGGCTCACTTGTAGGCGTGAACCACAACCTCCCGATTCCAGAGAATCCTGATATCCGCGGCCTTGGTGTCTTTGTAAAGACGAATGGCAAGGCCATCATGTGTACCGTGCCCTTCAACATCATCACCAAGGTGCAGGTGCAAGGAAACGGATACTTCGCTGCGCAAGATATGAACGGAACAGATTTACGAATCATCCCCTCTGAAGGTCTTCAGCGTCCTGTGGCGTCGTCGACAACCGACATCGCCATTCCGGCTGATTTTAAGTTCATGCCACTTGAGAATCCGGTACAGCTGGCAGCCGGCAACGAGCTGATGAAGGCTGCGCAGGCGAACGCATATGAGACGATGGCCGAAATTCGGGCATGGGAGGGAGGTTGTCGGCTCAGTGGCCCGGTCTTCGAGAAGATCGGATCAGGAGAGCACTCTTGGGCAGACGGAGTGTTCTGGCTAGCTGCGGCTGGCATGCCTCAGAATCTCAGCGCTGCGTGTCTCGAGAAGGCTGCCTCAGATGGCAAGCCACTTCGGATGTTCAACCTTCGTCCGCTATCAACTCGCGAAGAGGCGTATGAGGGAGCGCTAAAAGAAGCCGCTGTGGACATGCTTGACACGGAGCTGCCCAAGCGCGTCAACCTGCTTAAGGAGATCTCTGCTATCACCTTCGACAAGAAGGCATCCGCGCTTGTGGATACAGCCTCAGTTGATGCTGTGCTGGCGTTGAACTTCCTCAATCCAGAGAACGTCGAGACCTTCATCGAGTTCCTTCCGCAGCTCGAGGAGGCGTCTGCCAAACTTGCGAGTGTCACACTTGCCGCACAGCTGGGACTTCAGAGCATTCCCAAGACTGCTGCTGTGCGTGCGATGTTTGCCCTCGAGGACGTGATCACTGGGTTAAAGAGTCTCAAATCCTACCAGGTGTGATTTGGCTCATCCCGCTGAATTCTTTGTAAAATATCTCCTCGTCGTCGGTTCAGCGCTCAACCACGACGAGGTTAATACTAATTTACAAATTTATGGCCTATCAGAAATCTCTGAAGTAGATCTTGAACGATGTAAATCGGACGTAGCAAAGTTGCCCACTGACTTCAGGCCGTGGGACTCGAAACACAGACCTACGGTATCTTGGCTTAGAAAGAAGAAACTTTATTCATTAGTATTTCCAGATAAGCATACGGAGGAGATGCGGGAGAAGATCCTCCTGTCTCCGGTAAACAGGGAGCGAGTAGAGACCTTCATTCTGGGAGGAGTTCCATTCTTCGACATCTCGAATCAAATGCGGGAGCTTGGAACGGAGTTATCTGAGCTCGCCATTGCGGAGTTCAGGCACTACTTCTGGAACTCGGACATCATGGGGATCGGTGACTGGTCGACCTACTTGGATAGAGACTCGAGTACCAGAACTTCTCCACTTAAAAATGCGTATCAGCTTGCTGTCCGCGCTGGGCCCGAGGCTACCTCCTATCGACTTGGAATTCGGAGGGAGCTGGACGGCAAGAAGATCATGATGGAAGTCAGGTCAGAGCTGTACCACACCTTCCTCGAGACGCGGACTCTTCCGCTCTCTGATAAGAAGGTTGAGATGCTTGGAAATCTTGCCCGAGGACTTGCGCGAATTGACGAGCGAGTGCAGGCGGGAGATACTGCGCTTCAGGAAACTCTGAAGAAGTTTGAGAAGTTCAAGGTTCTTCATGGTAAGCAGAAGGTCCCGAGCTTAGTAGATCTTGCGCCTACGGGATCCATCAGCAATCGGACTCGCGACGAGATCATCCAGACTACGAGGAAATGATGCCTGCACTACGTTCAAAGACCGTTCGTGATGAAAATGCAATGATCGCATTTCTTCAAGAAGAGAATGTGCCGGGACTCGTAGGTGGTCCTGATTATACTGTTAATTCTTCTGGTTGGATTTCAATCTTCTGCAATGATGCCCATCAGGATCGGGGGACTACTCCCATCTACGGAGCTCCTACAGGAGCCGCTGCGGACCAGGCCTCCTACACGGCTGCTCTGGCAGCCGGGCACTACAGCACTGCAATCAATGTCGCTAACGCTTCCAAGATTATTATTGGAATTGAGGTCATCAATGCTGCCAGTAGTAAGGCCTTGCATCTAAATCTGAGATTGTCCAATCTCGGCGATCCAAGCCTCACTACGGCAGCCCACTGGTTTAGGCAGTTAGTAGCGCCTAATTACTCCTCTTCGAAATACGATGCAGATGTTGCTGAGTATGTATTCAAACATCAGCTACTTACGGCGGGCGCTAAGTACACTCTCGAGCTTCCTGTTGCCGCGAACTGGGCAAATATTGTACTTCACAACACCGACGCCGCCGCTCGGTTTAAGATTTACGCGGATATCGGATGACTCCCGCCTTCATGGCTGACCCCAGCCGCACAACTGTAAACGAGGCGGAGCTGATCTCGGTTCCCCCTCGTGCAGAGTACCGCGGCAAGAAGTTTCGTGCTGAGATCATCAGAAAGGGAGATGATCTCATCTACCAATTCTTCAAAGTTCGGCACTCCGACTTTCAGACTCTCCTTGCAGAGATCATCGAAGTACACTTCGGAAAGACGGATGACTTCAGTGCTGCATATGTCCCGGAACTTGAGTCCCTTGCGATTCGGGCAAAGGGTGTGTGCGGCTCTCCCTTCTTCAACTACCTGCACTACACCGAGAAGTTTCTTGGGCTGGTAGATAGGTGCCTTCAGGAATCCTGAAATGGGTCGTTCTCACGAATCGGACCCAGCCCTTTAATTAAAATAATTGCCTTAAAGTCCCACTTCTCCCAGTGGGACTTCTTGTATACAGCATCATTGGCGTCACACCAGGTCTTTAAAAGGGACCTAAAAAAAGGAACTTCTTCCTTTTTTATGTGGCGCACCAGCCGCAGGTGGAACACCCACTTGAGGGGATCCACCTGCGGCAACAAATCCCACCCGTACATGTCTCCGAGTAGGCTCCGCTCGAAGCTCTTAGCTGCGAGCGGTACCCATCTGAGGCTCAGTGGCGGGCTCTGCGGTGAAGTAGTATCGGCCATTGGCCGACACCTTAACCTGCCACACCGAGCGCAAGGGATGGACCTCCTGCAGGTTGTTCATCGTCTCCGCGATGTACGCGGAGAGCATGGCCTCCTCGGTCTCACCCTCAACCTTCTCCATCTCCTCGAAGGGGAGGGTGTGCGTGAGCACCGGGACGTTCACGCTGCCCTGGTCGCTGGCCATGTCCAGCCACGCCCAGGCGCGGAGACCGAACCATCGGTCCACCGTGACCGAGTGGCCCGCGATTCGCCCGGTGTTCTCGCTCCCCCGTATGTTGAGCTTTATGTCTCTGTTGCCGGTAAGTGAGACCCGCTCACCGAAGCGGTTCTTGTGCCGCTCGAGGTACCGCGCAATCTCGGAGGGATCCTCCGAGACGATCCGAATGGCTGTGGTCACCTTCATCTCCACGCTGTCGAGGAGATGGACAATGAGGGCAAGCTCTTGGCTGCCCCGAATCTGACGAACATCATATCCACAAACAATCGTCGCCATCTGTGACTCCTGTTATGCTCATCGTGAGCATAAAACTCTTATGACGAGGATTCTATGAGTTTTTCCGACCCCCTTTCCGGTCCCTGGGACTACACTCCCCCCAGAGGAGATGCTGTTCGTGTTACGGAGGAGGATTTACGAAATGCACAAATTCCATTAACTCCTTCTCAATTTATTGAAACGACGATGATGATGCCGAACCCCCATACTCGGCAGCTGGAAAACTTCTCTTTTGCGGAAAGAAACTACCTAAGAGATATCTACGATATACGAGCACCTCGAGTTCTTTTAATGTGTGGAAGACAGGTTGAAAAAAGTACTACATTAGGAAATAAGACACTCTCCTATGCCTGCTTGATTCCACACTTCCGTATTCTGTACGTTTCTCCTTCCAGTCAGCAGACCAAGGAGTTTTCTAAGACTCGCCTCAAGGAGCCTCTTGAGACCTGTCCAGATTTAAAAACTTGGTTTCCACAGCACTTAACTGATAACGTGTTTGAAAAGAAGGCCATTAATCGAAGTGAAATCAAACTTCGGTATGCTTTCTTAAATGCTGACAGATGCCGTGGGTTGTCAGCAGATCTTATCTGTATGGATGAGTTCCAAGATCTTCTGTTAGATAACATCCCTGTTATTGAAGAGGCGGCCTCTCATAGTCCTTTTAAGTGGTTTATTTACAGTGGAACTCCAAAGAGCCTTGACAACCCCATTCAGGTCTACTGGGATGCGTACTCAACTCAAAATGAGTGGGCGGTTCCTTGTGACCGGCACGGTCTCCCCAATAATCCAGGATCGTGGCACTGGAACATACTCGGAGAAAAGAACATCGGAATTAAAGGGCTATCCTGCGACAAGTGTGGAGAGCTGATTAAGCCTGATCACCCACTGGCTCAGTGGGTTCGAACTGGAAATCCAAATCCGAAGTTCGATACCTTTGAAGGCTTTCGGATTCCGCAGCTGATGGTTCCTTGGCTCGAGTGGAGCAACATCCTTACCAAGTACAACCAGTACCCTCGAGCCAAGTTCTACAACGAGGTTTTAGGTGCCAGTTTTGACTCTGGCCAAAGACCTCTTACGCAGAGCGATGTACTCGCGAACTGCGATTCTGAGTTCTCTTTTAAAGCAGATAAGCTAAAAGAAGTATTTCCTAAACTGAGAGGAAAGCAGGTATACGCCGGTATTGACTGGGGACAGGATTCAAATAACTCGTACACAATTCTCATGATTGGGGCTTACATAGATGGTTTCTTCAAGATCATCTTTGCCCACAGATTCTCTGGCGCAGAAGCAGAACCTAAAGAACAGATTACCAAGATTAAGAAGCTACTGGCAGCGTTCGAAGTCACTCGCGTAGGTGTGGACTACGGTGGTGGGTATTGGCCGAACGACGAACTTCTACGGCTATACGGTAGCCAGAAGATCGTGCGGTATCAGTATTCTACGCCTCAAACTTTGATGAAGTTTGATGCCGCGAAGGGACGCTTTCTCATTCATCGATCTGAGGTAATGAGCGCGGTATTTAATGCGATCAAGCGCAGAACTGTTTTCAGATTTCCGAAGTGGTCGGAATTTGGAAACCCATTCGGCTCTGACATGTTATCCATCTTCTCCGAGTACAATGAGCGTACTCGGATGACGGAATATAAAAAGTCTCCTAATACCACAGATGACAGTTTTCACGCACTACTACTTTGTTTTATCGTTTCAATGATCGATAATCCGCGCCCAGATATTATTGTTCCAAGTGCTAAAATTGATCGCGAACTGGACGTAGACTGACGCCCCCATTACTGGGGGCGTCAGTCTTATCCGTAATCAGCCAGTCTTACGAACTTTTCGCTGTTCGGCGCTGGCCACCATCTCCTCAACGTGGTTGAGGAGTTCCATTTGGACCTCGGGGTCCGCATCCAGCATCTTCTGCCGGAGGATCAGGGCCTCCTGTTCATCATCGATGAACAGGTTGTCCGCGATCAGGGTCCCGACGAACCCGACCGCAACCGCGCCCCCGACCGCGACCGGCATATTGTTGTTGATAAGCTCGACGCCGCCGTAGTGGCCGGCGGCCCAGGTGCCGGCGCCAACACCAGCACCAACACCAAGGCGCTTGCCATTGCGCCCGAGGCCTACGGTCTCCTCTAAGAAGTAGGAGGTTTTGGTGTAAGCGTTCATCTCGTTCTTGCTCTTGCTCATTGCGTTCTCCGTGTCCATACAGGTTGCATCTTTCTGCTGGCTCATATTCTCCGCCGGTACGTCAACCGGCGGACTGACCCTACGCGGGGGCTTTCTTTTTGTCATCTAACTGCCTCCCAGCAATTCAGTTATGACTATTTTTATGTATTTTTTATACGGTCTCTAATACCATCTAAGATCGTGTGTCCATCCCTGAGTTCCGGGGGCAGTACTCCTCGAGCCTCGAGATAGATGAAGCACGAAATTCTGAACCTTCGACGGGAATCAGCAAGGATACGGTGTGTCTGTTGAGTCTCAAGGGAAGTCTTGTAATCATCACGTGCAACCACATCAGACACCATTCGTGAGCTCAGTCGAAGTAGTATCTTCCAAGAGTCTGAATTATTCGCTCTACAGAAGGTCTCCAGATCAGTCTCATCCATTCGGCCAAAGATCATCGACCAGTTCTCAAAGTCAGCGAGGGCGGTATCAGCAGCCGCTCGCTCGAGCTGCTTGTGCGCGGCATCCAGGAGACCCTTCGCGTATTCTGCCGTCATTCCAAGAGTTTCATTCTGCATGTCTAGAACACGCATCACGACAGACATCTGTGACTCAAGTCTACGAACCTGCGCGCGAATTTGGCGAATCTCTGTATGTGAGACCCGAGGAAGTGCTCCCTCCTTCAGAAGCTCCTGTACCTCTTCCGGGTCTAATAGTGGTGTTCGAGAAAGCTTCTGACTTGTAAGTTGCCCATCCTTGATATACTTTCGGATCGACCGCTCGGTTTTGCCGAGTACGCGCGCAGCTTCCGTGACTGTCATTGTGTAGCGCAAGGATCACCTCATGTTTGGTGGGTCTATAACGAAGGAATATCTTCAGCAGATGGCACAAGCAGCCACTACTGATTTTCTTTCTAACGGGACGCCACTCACCGAGGCCGTTGTTAAGCAGGCCAGTGCTTGTGGGGCTAATCTCACTGCGGAGCACGTCCGTCGCATCTGCGAGATGACCTATCACGACGCCTACGAGCGGATGCACAAGCAAGCATCCAGTGCCGATCGGTACATCGTGTTTGATCCTCCAGATGCAGCTATTGCTGCGGAAGTTCTACAAGCTGAAAAGGTCGCTGCGGCCCCTAAGCGCACATCTTCTTTCGCTGGTGGGATTATGACAGAAAAGCACGCGTCTGCCGAAGTCCGAGCGCCTAAGTTTCGGCCAGCAAATGCGTTTGATCAGCTTGTAAAGCAAGCGTCGAACGACCACCTGTCTGAGTTCCAGGATGCGCAATCTCTGAGACGCCTGAAAAGCGTGCATGATGGAGTGAAGGAGGCTGCTACAGCTATCAAGGCTGATATCGAATCTCTGAATGGTGCTATCTTTACTACGCGACAGGAACTATCGAAAATCGCGTATGCCGAGTGTAAGAACGGTATTGCAGTCGAAGATGTCTTACACGCGTGTTTTTCTGGAACCGACTGGAATCAGACGACAGAGGCCACTGCCTCAAAGATTGCCTCTGATCTTAGTGAGTTCCTGCTGAGAAAAGAGCAAAGAACGGCTGGCCTTCATCTCCAGAAAACAGCTTCGTTCGGGGATCTGAATCCTGACCATCCTCTTCCTGCGACCTTCTCGAAGCTGGCAGCTCTCGAAGAGAAACACATTCATCTCGAGATCGCGCTGGGTCAAATGAATGCAGATGCAGAGCGGGTTGGGCAGGTTCTCCGAGAGATTCTATTCTCCGAAAAGACTGCCGGTGCCGGTTCTACTATGCGATCAGCGGGTCGTATGATTAAGGATGTCTCGAAGAAATACCCCAAAGCCGCCATTGCTTTAGGTGCTGGAACAGCTCTCGGACTGGGGCTTACGGCTGCAAACAAACTCAAGAATCGTGGAGAGTCCCAATGAAGGTCCAGGTTCCTGCAGAGGCATATACTGCATTTGCTCGTGGCGAGATCTCTGAGTCCGAACTACTCGATCTTGAGAAACTTGCGTCGGATCTAAACAAGCAGGCGGGAATCAGCATCACTCCTGGGACAGCAGCAGGATTAGCCGGACTAACAGTTGCGGCCCCGATGCTCGCATACGCAGGTGCACAGATTCCTCAAACTATTGAAGGCGGGCTTCAGGCAATTACCTTCAATCGGGACTTGCGCAGAGTTGTCCAAGTAAATCCGCAATTGGGTAATCCTAGTGATCCCAATCTTCGTATGGCCTTTAAGACACTAAGAACTACAAATCCCGAATATGCCGCAGACCCACTGATTGCAGGCACCATTCTGGACATGGTTATGACCAACCGTATGAATCCGGATGACCCGACTAGCGCTCCCAGATTTGATCCCGCGCTTCTTCAGTCGATTCAGGGTCGAAAGACCACCGCACGCGACGTTGCCACGGCAGAAGGCGCTAAGGCTTCTGTGGGCCCTGTGGCCAAGTCCCTCCTTGAGGGCTGATGGAAAAGTACTCGCTGTTTTCTGGTAGGGCAGACTCCGGAGCTCCACTCATTCATCGAGTGGAGCCCGGATCTTCCTATGGTCTTGGTGAGACCGAAGGTCTTTCCAAGACAGCATCGGGGGAGCATCTTCCAGAAGTAATTGAACTTATTGAGTCAATCAGTGCACAGCCTGGTCGGTTGTATCTTGTAAATTCGGCTTTGGGTGCAGGTGAATACGTAGGATTCAATCTGCGAGGGGACTGGTTTACAGAAGCAGGACTACGCCGCACTCCTCGTGGATTTGAACAAATTCCTGTATGGGATATCGATGCTCGGAGAAGGGCTGCCAACGATACGGAAGCTCTGCCCCGATGGGGCTCTCTTACCTGGGGATATCCTACTTTCTACAATGCGCACAGATTTAGACATCATATAAATAAAGATCCAAATAAGGCGTATGGATTTATTCTAGGAGCTTTCTGGGATGACCGCATGAAGCGAGTCATCTTGGTTTCTGAGCTCATCAAGGAGATGTGCGCTAAGCAGGGCGCTCTGGATCTCTATACTCGTATTGAGAATGGAGAATTTCCTGATTCTTCAATGGGCTCAAAGGTTCCGTATGACAGATGCTCTATATGTGATTTTCATGCCAGGACTCCTATGGAGTATTGCAAGCACGTCCAGCGCGGAGCCCCGCCTCCATATGGCATGAAAGCCATGCTCCCAGATGGGCGGGTTTGCGGCGTGTACAACGACTATCCGAGGTTCTTTGACGATTCCTTCGTATTTGTCGGTGCAGAAAGATCTGCAAAGGTAATGTCGAACGTTACTTCTATGATTTCTGGACAGAACGCATACAATCAGAATATCTATCCTTTTAATCCAGTTTCTATGAAGATCGCTTCTGCTCCTGAACAGAAGCCCGTGAAAACACAGATTCCTGATGTAGTTGTAGAAGAGCGTCTTACGCGAGTTTTAGGTATGATTCCCACTTCGAGTGGGCTTGAGCGCGAAGCTCTTCGCTTCTTCATGCAGGAGCGTATGGCAGAGGAGCGCTTGCTTACGGGATCACTATCTGCGACAGAGCTCGAGATGTGGAGAGACATCTCCACAAGAACATTTCAGAAAAAATATGGAGTAGAGCCTAAACAAATCTCGCATCTAAAGCAGCTATTTAACGACCGAGCCAATGAGGCTTTAGGAGTTAAAACCGCCTCATTCTCCAAGGTAGCAGAGATGCTGAAGAGGATCCCGGCACCGTCAGCATCTCAGATGAGCTTAGTTCGCAAGGAAGAGATGTGTCTTCCTGAAATTCCAAAAGATATTCTCGATCGAATGGCAGAAAATCCTGGACCTAATCTCCGAGCTGCTGCGAGACTTGGCATCGTACTACGCCCGCGCGAGTTTCAGAGAGTTCTTCTAATACGTAAAGATCCAGATCTCGCAAATTCACTTTACGATTCAAACCAGGTGTTCGCTCCAAGTTCCATTCGTATGTCATCCTCACCGTTCGATGCCTCCTCGTATGTTCCTCAAGAGGCCATGGAGTCGATGATCTCCCTGTTGGCACCTCTTCTCGAGAAAAGATCCTTTGCCCCGTCAGCGATTCGTATTCGAATGATTAAAGAAGGATCTGCAACACCAGTTCCTTCTCCCACACATATAGGGGGTTTGGAGGAGCTTTCAGATCTTTACAATGCGTATAGACTGGGTATCATCGATCGTAAACCAGATCTCTCCACGGTATCTATGCCCTCAGTATTCTCTACACGCATAGAAGACGACGCAAAACTTGCGGATGACTCTTCGGCTCTATCAAATATCCTTCTTCATGTTGCCTACTGGCCCGGTCTTACATTAGGATTGGGACAGCAGGCTGAGGGATCAGATCCCGAAGACGCCCTTCAACCCTAAACTCAAGTGAGAACACAAATGTCACTGCTATCGGAGCTTGAAGCACGGGGCGTCACCGCCGAAGATTTAGAAAAGGCTGCCGCAGTTCGTTTGTTCGAAAAGGCTGCTGCAGCTGAGGGTGTCGATCTCAACGATCTGGACGAGAGCCGGGTCGAAGAACTGTTCAACCACTTCGTTTCCACTTCCACCGAGAAAGAGGCTTCCGCCATGAATGACAAGATTGTAGAGCTCTTCGAGAAGACCGCTTCTGCTGAGGGTATCGACCTGGACGATATGAGCGACGAGGATCTTGCTGCTCTTTACAACCATTACATCGAGAACGTTCTTCCTGAGCAGATTGCGGCTGAGGAGGAGCTAGAGAAGGATGCCTCCGACGAGGAGGCCGTTTTTGAGCTCTTCGAGAAGACCGCTTCTGCCGAGGGCATCGATCTCGATGATATGAGCGACGAGGATCTTGTTGCGCTGTTTAGTGACTATGTAGAGAACGTGCTCCCCCTCCAGCTCGAGGACGCGGACAGCATTGAGGACCTGGATAAGGTTGCTGATGCCGACGAGAAGTTGGCTGAAGCCGAGATTCTTGGTCGGCATATGGCTCGCGCCTATGTTGATGAAGTAGAGAAGGTCGGTGCCGCGAAAAAGGAGGGCCCATCTCTTCGTGATCGGGCTCAGAGATTTGGCCGCAGCTATATGTCCGCGCTGAAGGGCGAGGAGTTCCGCGAGGGCAGAAAGACCTACGGCGGTAGGATGGCCCGAGCTGAGCGGCGTCTGGGGCTCGACAAGAGAATGGGCCGTGCGTCCGCCAGCAACGTCGGAAAATCAAAGATGCTCCGCGGCGGCCTAAAGACCGTGGGCGCGTACGCTATTCCGGCTGCAGTAGTAGCCGGTGGTACGGCTGCTGCGATGCGTAAGGAAGGAAGTTTCACTGAGGAGGAGGCAGAGGCTCTGCTGCTCATCGACGCTGAGTTTGGTGAGGATGTCGCCGAGGATGTTGCTGAGAAGGTTGCTGCTGCCAGCCTGAAGAAGCGCGTGCTTTCTCGTGTTTCCAGTGCGCGAGAGAGATTAGCAGACCTCACCTACAAGAAGAAGAAGGGTCTCGCCCGGGCCGGTGAGCTTCTGAGCGGCAGTCGCCTTGCCCGCATGCGGAAGTACACAGGTCAGAAGAAGGGCGTACTTGCTGCCGCTCGCGGTAGAGGCCCTGACAACCGCGAGGCGCGTAGAGTGCTTGCAGCGAGAGGTGCTGCTGGTGGTGCAGCCGCACTGGCAGCCGGCGGCGGCGCGTACGCCATGCACAAGAAGGGCTCCGGTGACGTTGAGGATCTTGCCATCGAGATGCTTGACTTCGCTGGATACGACGTCTGATGACACACACGGCGCCATCTTCTGTTCTTGCCGGGAGATGGCGCCGTGTTTGATCTCACTTGGATCTTTTTTGTCGATGAGCTGACAAAGATAGCATCTAATAGAGCATCGGATACTCTTCGTGTTCCGGGTACCGCAAATGGCACGCCCAGAGGACTAGCGAAGCCTGCCCTCGCAAGTGGACAAAATCTCGCAAAGTTTCAAGCAGCCGGACCCTCTAAAGCGCTGGTGACCGGCTCATCTCCGACAGCACACAATCCCACTTCCACACTCTCGGCAGGAACTACAGGTTTTGTAGGGATGCCGGCACCCCCTCCCGTCGAGTAGAGGCATACGATGAGCAACTACAGAAGCATGATCGACCAGGCCCTTGAGGCCGCTCGTGCTCGTGCTCACACTCCCGTTGAGACTGTAAAAGCCGCCTCTGCCGAAGATGCACTCATCAAGGAGGCAAACGATCTCGCAAACGCACTCGAGTTCGTTTCCCTTAGCGCTTCGGGCGGTGATAACGCTGCTGGGTTTCGACAGGAGATGATCCGCGACTTCTACAAGAGCGCCACTAGTCCAGCACAGGGACCTACAGCCGCCTCTGGCGTACAGGGAATTGCTCCCGCTGCGGGTAAGAAAAAGCTCGCCCCTGTTGGACTGGTAGGAGGCAATAGCCCTGTGCAGGGATCTACTACTCCCGAGGCTCGCGACGGCCAGAAGACTCTCCTTGAGTCGTTTAAGCAGGGCAGTGGTCAGTCCCTCTACGACATGCTTATGAGCAATAAGACTGCTGGCGCAGGCGGTCCCGCAGAGCACGACTCAGAGACGATGGCCGGCGTCGGTACAGCGAATGAGAACTCAACGTACCGCAAGACGCTTCATACAAACGAAGGTCCTGTCAACGCCAACCGCCGTGATCTAAAGAAGAATACGCGCGCTCGGCTTGCGGAGGTCTTTGGACACACCAACGATACCCTTGGGGATGCAACCGCAGCGCAAATCTTCCCACAGGCCGCATCTCGCGGAAACCTCAAGATTGCGTCCGCGTCACGCACGCGGAGGTTACTTCAGGTAAATAAAGAAGCAGGGATGGAGAAAGAGGCTATCCTAGGTGCTGTGCGTAATCTATTCCGAGGTGGCGCTAACGCAGCCGCCGGCGCAGCTCCCAAACTTAAGAACTTTAAGAAAGCCCCCAGTGCAGCCCCGAATACACCCCCTTATTATCGCCCAACTCCAGGCCCAACTCCAGGCCCAACTCCAGGCCCAACTCCCAAGTCGGGTAGGTATCAGAAATACCAAAAAGCTAGACAAGCTGCCGCTGCAGGTCCGTCATTTCGCGAGAGAATACGAAACTTTATTGGAACACCCGAAGAGGTTGCTAAAAAACGGCAAGCTATAACGGATGATATCGGACGCGTTCGCCAAGTGACCGACCTTGTTACCGACACATTGCCTAACGCGGTGAGAGGCATCGGTGACGCTGGACAGCGCTTCCTTAATTTCGTCAGAAGAACGCCGCAGCCCGCTGTACAAGAGGGCATGAGTGACACTACCAAGGCTCTTCTCGGAATTGGAGGAGCCACTGCTGCTGGTGGTCTCGGCTTGATGGCACTCAAGGGGATGTCAAGCGACGGCCGTGAGGCAACAGCGAGTGCGTTTCCGCTGACTCTCAGCCTTCTTGAAAAACGCGCTGACCAGCTCCACGCGGGTCTTGGTGGACTTGCGTTTGGCCCCCTCGGTGCCGGCGTAGGAGCGGATAACGATAGAGGTTTTCGTGCTATGGGCGGCTCTCTGGTCGGTGGTACGGCTGGTGGCATGTTGGGAGCCTTACCCGGCCTGGCCCTAAATGCGCCAGGGGCAGCCTCTTTAGGCGGCGCTTTAGGTGGAATGCTCGGAAGCGGCCTTGGCGGATATATGGGTCACGGATCTATTTCTGACCGTGAGAAGCTTCTCGTACTAAAGCAAAAAGCAGAGCTTGAAGCTGCCCGCCAGCGGGGAGAAATCTGATGAGATCCCACTCACTGGCGGAGTACTCTGTACTCTTTGATGAGATTGATTCAGGTCGCTTTGGCGATCATGTCAAAGAAGCGCTATATGGAGTTTGCGAAGGCATGGCTTCTTCAGTACAATCGCACTACGAGAAGAAGGCATCGTCTCCAACTTCCATGACAGAAGAAGATGCGCGGCAAGCACGCCTGAATCAACTTCTACGAAAGTTCTAATTGCGAGGACTGCAAATGCTAAAGATCGGAAGTGCAGAACTGGCAGTAGTCTCCGCAAGGAGCGCTGCCACCATTCGCTCGCTGACTGAAAAGGTCGCGAGCCTGGAGCAGGAGAACGTCCAGCTCCGCACAAAGCTTGCCTCGATTGCGCGCGACCACAAGGTTGCTGAGATTGCGCGTGAGATGGAGGACAAGGGTCTGAACGCCCACATGACGTTCGAAGAGAAGATCGCGCACATTCGGGGCCATGCGCATCTTGAGAACGTACAAGAGGCGGTCAAGATGGCGAGTGCGGGCAATGTCCGCCTTGCCGATGTTTCGAATCAGCCGGGGTCTTCAGCCCTGGATGCCCTCACCTCCTTCTGCCTTACTGGCGAATAACTGGAGATCCCTATGGCTGGACAGTTCGTCACGATTCTGAATCCTGGGTACTCGACCCTCTACACGCGCGATCTTGCTTACCAGGCAAGTGCAAATGTTGAGGGCAGCGCCACTATGAACGTATTCAACCCGGATGCTACCCATCCTCTCCAGGAGGGTGAGTGGCTGCAGCTGTCGGGTGGTAAGTTCACACGCAGCCTCGCATCTGGCGCAGTTACGGGCTCTGGCTCAGCTTCTGCTCTTGCGATTGTAGATGATGCACAGAACGCAGCTGCGTCGCGTCCCTGCTTCATGTACTTCCAGGAGCGGGGCCGCTACGATGCCCAGTTCACCCGGAAGGCACACTGCATCACAGGTCCTTCAGGATTTGAGTTCCGGACAAAGATGATTGTCTGCGACTCAGGCGATGAGGGTGAGCGGGTGTACGTGTACGTCTGCGAGGATGCCAGCGGGCGCCTTGTCTCTGCGCTGGTTTCCGTCTCTGTAGCTAATGGGGTTTCTTCGGCTGCAGTTCCCACTACCGGGTCTTGGTACGCCGGTACTATCCTTCAGGTACACGGTACCAACGACGCCACCGTGCTGTTCCAGCCCGGTTTCCGCTAATCAATCCCACAGTCCCGATAGGAGAACACCATGGATTACTCTGCTGAAATGGTGAATTCGGGCTTCATCGAGCGCCTCGAGACTGAGGGACCGACGAAGACCGCTGCCGCCTCACTGAACTACATCAAGGACCGCCTGCGCGAGTCCAGCTTCACCGACATGATCGTTCCGAACGAGCGTGTTGTGCGTGGCGACCTCCAGCGCAGCACTGAGCACGACACCCTCGTGAAGATCGTCGATATCGAGCCCGGTAGCCGGGCGATGTCGATCAACTTCCGCGGGCAGCCCACTGCTCAGTACGTGAATGGCAAGCGGTATGCCATCGGCTTCTACACCATCTCGTCCCTCAAGTTCGAGATCGTGGAGCAGGAGCTTATGGCCTACGAGATGCCAATCACCCGTATCATTGAGGAGAACAGCCTCAAGGATATGGTTGAGGTGAAGGACCGCGAGTTCCTGAACCACGTCGAGTCCTGCGTCAATGCGATGCAGGCCGAGGGCAACAGCGGTTCTTCCGCGTTCTCGGTAATCGGCGGTCAGGTCACGATCTCGAAGATCAAGGGTGTGCTGGCTCAGCAGTCGGGCGGCAATGCCACTGACTACACGACCTACGCCATCCAGCGTCCCGATATCGTCAACATCAAGAAGCTGCTCAAGCGGCAGATCACTGTGGGTGGTGAGACCATCCGCGCTGGTCGCCTGCGTCCGGCTCTGATGCTGATGACCGAGACCGATGCGGACGACTTCGATCAGTGGACCCATGAGGACTACGGTGATCGTCTTCAGAGCGAGACCGCTCTTGATGGCTACACCTACAACAAGGTCCTGGGTCTGCGGATCATCCGCACGATCAAGAACGACATCCTGCGTGAGGGCAACGTCTACGTCTTCACCTCGCCCGAGTTCTTCGGCCGCAACTACACCCTGAACGATGTGAAGTTCTACATCGACAAGGTTGCGAACCGGATCTTCTGGCAGGCGTGGATGGACGTCGGCATGGGCTTCGGCAACATCGCTGCGGTGGTGAAGCTCGAGCTCTACCCGGGCGATGCTTCGAACACGGCTGCCAACAGCTCCGTGATCCCGGTTGAGGAGAGCGACATCGGCGCCCTGAACAACAAGGTTGCCGACGGCCTCACCTTCCCGAGCATCAACGTCTTCTGATCGAAGCGTTCGCTGTTCCTAAGCCCCGGGCCGAGTTATCGGGCCGGGGCTTTTAACTTAAAAAGGAGATGACTGTGAAGATCGTCATCCAGAACTCTGTTAGAGATCCTTCGACTCGAGAGCGCCGTCGTGAGCATGTGGCGATGGTGACGCCTTCTCCTATGATTGGCGGCGTCCACCTCGCTCCCAGAAGAAGCCGCAGCGCGGATACCCAACAGCTATCGAATCACGATCTGCAGGTCATTGCAGATATGATCAAGTGTGGAGTACTCAGAGTCTTCCAGGCCTCTCCGTATGTGGAGCTGTCAGAAGGCTTTTTCCGTCCAGCAGCTCCGCCCGCTGTAGCTGTAGCTCCAGTAGAACCAGAGGTGAAGGCGTCAGAGCCCGAAAGTGTGGAGCCTGTAGCTGCTCTAGAGCCGGAAGAGCCGGAGGTAGTTGCAGAGCCCGTAGCAGTTGCCGCTGATGACGATGCCCGCAGGGAGGAGCTGATGTCGCTCAAGAATGCCGAGCTGCGTGAACTTCTAAGCAACGCAGGCGGTGGTAGCGGTACAGGCCTGTCGAAGGCTCAGCTGGTTGACGCCATCCTCGAGAGGTCGACATGATCCGGGTCCATAACATCAGCGACCGTCCGAATTCTCCTTCTCTCCCGCGCGCGATCGCAGTCGGATCCGTCCTTCTGCGGCCGGGTAAGTTTGTAGAGGTTCCCGAGGAACACATCACACCCTCGCTGCGCAAACTGCACGGCTCACACATCTGGATCGGAGCAGTACCCGCAGCGAAGTTCATGTCTACGAGCAAGAGCGCTCTTCGGGCACTGAAGACCGACGTATCGCCCATGTCGCAAGAAGAGGTGCGTGCGTATCTCTCGACTTTAGAGAGGGACGAGCTGCTGCATCTATGCGAGCAGGTGTCCCCGGCGCTCACATTTGAGCGCGCGCCGGGTAAGGCGATGTTGACCATCCTCCTGTCTCGCGCGATCTTCAGTGAGGGCGCTGTGCTGAACCCAGAGTCCTTCTTCTGGCTTCGACGCTGGACAAAACACGGGTCCGAGTTTGAGGAGCGTGAGTAATGTCCTTTGAGTCCACAACAGTCATCCCGTCCGCCAGCAAGCGGATGAATGAAATCGTGGCGATGATTCGCCTCTTCCTGCGCGACTTCCCGGAGCTGAACCGGCTGATCGCTGGAGAAGAGACGAGCGATCGAATGATTGCATGGGCTGTTGTGGACATCATTGCCGATTACAATGGAACTCCTCCGTTCATCGGAAATGCAAGTATCCAGAATTTTCCTAACTTAAGCATGCTTAAAGATGGGGCAGTTAGCCAGATTTTAGAGTCCGTAGCTATCCTTCAGACTCGAAATCAGATGCAGTACTCTGATGGTGGTATCTCTGTCTCCGTTTCAGATAAAGCACCCATGCTCATTCAGTTCGCTCAGATGTTTAGAAACAGATACGAGCAGCAGAAAATTCGTACAAAGTCATCTCTAAATGTAGAGTACGCATTTGAGGGCGGAGGTGTAGAGTCCGAATACTTCGTCATTAATGGTGTTTACTTCTCCAACTTCTGAGGTATCTGTGGAAAATCTATTCAAGAATCCTCATAGTGAAGTTCCAGACGAGCTCTGGAAGGTAGCCTCGCCATTTGAGAGGCAGATGGCTGCTGTGGAGTACTGGGCTGAGTTACGCGGAGTTGAAAAGATTGCTGCAAAAAGTACAGTCAAGAAACGTATTATTGATTTTTTAGCAGATAAGAATACACCTGATCTCCTCTCTGCCGGTGCTGGCGCTGGTATTGGTGCAGGCTTAAACCTGTACTCGACAAAAAAGTTTCCGCAAAGCGAAGAGCTTGAAGTCGAAAAGGGTAAATTCACTAAAGAGCCATCAAGGGAGCAATTAGATCTTAGGGCGGATCGAGCTTCATTGGATGAGCGTAAGGCACGCGGAAATGCTGGGCCGACAACTGAAAAAATTCAGGATATTAAAGAAAGATTAGCTTCTATGAGGGCCGAAAATAGGCTATTAAGCACCCTTCTAATGACAGCAGGCACCGGCGCACTGGGCTACGGCCTTTCCAGGCGCGTACGAGCAATGACGTGATAAAGTTTAGAAATGAGAGAGTAATTTCTTTCTCTCTTGACTATTATGATGTTTACTGGGAAATCGACCCTACGACTGAGGATATTCAGCAGTATGAGTTTTTTGTAGAACGAGCAGAAGCCGAGGCTGGGCCGTGGGATGTGATTGCTGGTCCCCTTATTGATCAGTACTACATTAGAGATAATGCTATTCACTCCATCACAACTAATGCACGTACCCTTTACTACCGCATTCGGGCTGCTCATCTACCCACAAGCAGAGTCCTCTACTCGGCGACTTTTGATAGAGAGGGACCTGCAAACCTCGTAGCAACTGAAATGATTCGGCTCGAGCGCGTTCTATTCGAAGAGTTTTCCGGGGTGCGCTGTTGGCTTTTCCCCCGTAGAACATTCGGGCAGCGCTGTCCCAGTTGCTATGACTCCGTTCTCGGTAAGACCATTGATACTCGTTGTGTGACTTGTTGGGGGACTGGGTTTAGTGGTGGTTATCACTACCCTACAGCCATATGGGCTCAGGTAGATGTCTCCCCGGAAAGCGAGCAGGTCAGCGTTGAAGACCATCGCCGCGTTCAGATGGCTCAGATGCGCTGCGGTCCCAGCCCTGGAATTAAGCCTTTAGATTTGATAATTGATAATCAAAATAGAAGGTATCGAGTTATCGAGTCGGGAGGTACTACTCTTTCCGGCGTATTGGTACGTGCAGAGATAAAATTAGCACTTATTCAAAAAGGGTCTATCGAAGATAAGATACCTCTCAAGGTAGATAACGCGGTTACACAACTCGTTCCCAGAAGAAGTTTTACTAACGCACACTCGCTCGATACGTCTAAAGCCGAAGGTTTGGACGTTTTTGGGCTGTATGGAGTTAGGCGATGACAGCGAAAAAAGAGCGTAAAGAGAGCCTTGTAGAGATTGTCGGGCTACCGACGCTCGCTGCGGGCGCAGGTTCACTTATCGGAGGCATTGCAGGGGGAGCCGTAACTAGAAAAGTTCTAAGAAGTCCCGGAATATCTGCCCGACTTAGGAAAATGAGCCCTGAACAAAGAAAACAGCTCGTACATAGTCTACATTCAGGCGGAGCTGCACTTGCAGGTACAGCTTCTGCACTTGGCAGCTATGCTCTCTCTGAGCACATAAGAGACCGAATGGAACGTCGTCGGGAGCTTGAGGCTCGGGAGAAGAAGTGAGTTCGACGAATGTAAGACGCTCACCTCTCGAGGTCGGTCGCGGTGATGATCCCGCGGTCTTCGCAATGCGTCTTTACATTCAGTACCTTCAAGGCCTCTTTAACTGGATGCCCGAGGGAACATTTCACTGGGAGCCTGATGATGAGATCACGGAGATCATGATCCGAGGTCAAGCCCCGCTGAATACGGAAGTAGTGGGAAAGAGACCTGCGATTACGGTGGTAATGGGGCCATATCAGTTTGCGGGAATTGGTATCGATAATCTCCTGTCTTACAATCCAAAAACAGGAGCGAGAGTTCGGACTGACTTAATGTCCGGCTATCTAGTGGTTTACACAATTGCAGATTCAGATATCATTGCGATGCGTCTTGCCCACATCGTCTCGCATCACACCCGGGTAAACCAGCGATTACTTGAAAGTCCTGGTGGGTTTTACTCTATCGCTCGGCCTTCTCCGACGGTAAACTCTCCCAGTCCGCCAGGTCAATTGGTCATGGGAGACCCTGGGCAATTGATCATGTGCCAGGTTAACATCCCCTTCCAGATGCAATGGACTTGGGAAACGAGTCCTAAGCAACAACCCCAGTTCCGATCTCTCGGCCTGATTACAGATTCAAGACGAGCTTCAGAATACGAGTTCGCGCAGGACGAGACGGTCTCTAACATCCGATTGGCCATGAATCTTGATGATGTGCGCGTGCGTCGCCTTCGCGGACCGCGTATTATCAGTCAGAGTAATGGTATTCCCACGTATCATCAGCCAGTCACCGAAATCATTCACGAAGGGACCGAAGATTTTCAGATCTCAGGTCTCGAAGCCTTCCAAGAAGACACGGAGTAGCCTCTCATGGCAAGTGAAAACCGCCCCGGCGTCATCGTAGTTCAGGAGCTCCGCGAGACTCCTGCTGCAGTTGCCACGCCCACGCTGAACCCCGTGGTTGTTGCTCCGTGCTACCAGATCATCCGGGCTGTGGATGCCTCCGGGTCTATCAACTCCGATGCGGAGTACACGACCCAGCGCTACACACAGGAGTCTCTGACGATCACGCAGGCAGAGTTTCCTGACCCGCGCGATAACATCGATGAGATCAACATCGATGAGACCCAGGTCGGTGCTCGCCTCTTCTACGCCGGTGCCCTGACTACGCTTCCGCGGGGCAGCCATGGCAGCACAGGTTCCGCGTTCCTGGCTGCTGCAAACTTCGCTACTCGGGCCACTGTTGTATTCAACTCAGGTAGCTCGACCTTCGCATTTGGTCCTAGCACGCAGCTGCTGTCTATCAAGGCAAACAGCGCCAATAATCTCAATCCTTCGGTAGTTGCCTTCACAGGCACTATGACAGCTGCTGAAGTAGCTGCATCTCTTGCCGCCGTTCCAGGTATTGTCGCTTCAGTAGTTAGCGATACTGTCGTAGTCAAGAGCCGTACCTTCGGCGCTGCGTCTTCTCTGTACCTGACTGGCAGCGCGCTTCCGGTTCTTACTGCGGTGATGCTCACTCCACTCGTAGCATCATCAACGTATAGACTTGAGGGCTCGGGTTTCAGAGGTCAGGATGACCTCGACGGAGACCTGACTACGCCATGGATTGAGTTTCATGTCGGCAGCTACACTGTAGGCGGAGTTGCTACCCCGATTGCTGCTCCGTTTGCCCTCGAGGACAAGGACGGCGCCACGGCGACTCCTGCTGCGATGACCTTCACTGGTTCAGGAGCGTCGGTTCCCCTCAAGGCGGCAACTGCTACCACTCCTGGAGATGAGTTCTGGGCTGACGGAACTCGCGTGAGTGAGGCATCTGTGACCGCCGTTGAGGAGGCCCGCTTTAAGCTGGGTATCCTCGACGCAACTCGGTCTACCTTCGACGCGGACGGTAACCTCGTCTCCGCTATCTACTCGACGGTAGAGGTGAACACGCCCTCAAGCAGCGTTCCGTTTGCTCCGGTTTACGCGTACTTCATCGCGAACAACCTGGTCTGGGGCTCGGTCACTCCTGCTCCAGAGGCCGCGGAGATCACAGGCATCGATACGAATGCCCTCGCTGCGCAGCCTGCACAGCTAGTGGGGACCGCTTTCGATCCCACCGAGATCACATCACTTGCGGGAGGCACACTGACCTTCCGTATTGTTGAGGATGGGGTCACCCTTGATGACGTGACTCACACCTTTACGTCTTCGGCAACGAGCCTCAGCGCAGCTCTGACTGCTCTGAATGCCGATGCGAATCTGTCGGCGCTCACGTTCGCCACTGGAGACGACGGCTCCGATAAGATTCTGGTTGTTAAGACTATAAAGAACGGTGCTGATCAGAGTGTCACGTTCCTCGGAACTGCCTCTACCAGCGTAGGTGCTTCATTCGGTCTCACTTCCGGTGATACTGCTACGGGAGTTGATGTTGAGTTCGCAGAGGCCGCATCTCTCCAGTCTGACGCTGCCGATCTGGGTGCAGCATCAGGTAATCTCATTGTCAGTGTTACCGTCACTATCGGAGATGTAACTTACGAGTGGGATCTTCCCGAAGTAACCAGCTACACAACTGCGACTGCGCTGGCCCAGGCCCTTGCAAGTGGGGCAAGTGCTGTCGGAGGTAAGTACCCTGTTTACTTCAAGAATGATTCTGCCCTTCCGCATCTTCTGAATCTAAGTGCCACTGGAGCAGATTCCGCGGCTCGGATTACTTTTGAACTTACTCGAGGCGGGGATGGTATCGATCTAGCGCTGACCTCAGATAATGACACTGTTATCGAATTCTCGACGGCTTTATCAGACACCGATGCTGGTGCTGATCTCCTCAAAGGCACTCGTCTCGAGTTCACCCTGGACAGCAATCCGCACGTCTACGAAGTTGACTTCACCAGTAACTCGCTCCGGGAGGCAGTTGATGCCATCAACGAGGCTGTCGGCGGCGCAGTAGACATCGCGAGCGAGGATGGTCTGACTCTTGTGATGACCAGCGCGTTCTCTGGCGCGGCATCTGCTGTCAATCTTGATGACTCGAGCCCTGCTTACAGTGTGCTGTTCGATACTGACAGCGCTGCGGGTTCCGGTAGGCCGAATCCCAGCTTCTACATCGATGGCGAAGGCACTGCGCACATCGGAGCACATGCACTTCGCAACCGCAGCACAGGCCTACCCCTCGACCTGAGTTCAGGCGGGGCTCGGGTTTATCTCGATTATGTCGGTCTGCGGCTGGATGTCACCGCAGCAGCGTCCAGCCCATCGCTCCTGACCTTCGACGACGTGGCGACGATGGATGCGGCAATCGGGCCGATCTCCCTGGAGAACCCGCTTGCGCTCGCCTGCTTCCTCATGCTGCAGAACACCCCGACACAGGCTGTGTCGGCCCTGGGCATCGAGGCTGTGAACGACGCAGCTCCAATGGGGACGACGACAGCGCACCTCAATGCGCTCAACTACCTCGAGAGCAAGGATGTCTATGGCATCGCGCCGATGACGGATGATCCTTTCGTCCAGCAGCTCTACTCGGCGCACGTGGAGAGCATGTCCACGCCTGAGCAGCGTGGTGAGCGCATCTGCTTCCTCTGGCAGGGCGTTCCCACTCGCGCACAGGACACGTCCATCCTGGCTGGATCGGATGCTGAGGTAAACGGTACAGCCAACAGCATCACGCTGGGTTCAACTCCGATTGAGGGTCTTGCCGCGCTGGGTCTGGATCCTTCGGAGCTGAGCCTTGACGATAATGTCTACCTCGAGCTGGTGGTTGTCCAGCTCGGAGAGACCAGTGTCTTCAAGTTCTCGGTCTCCCAGGCAAACGGCACTGCGCTGATCCTTAGAAGCTCCTTTGCCTCCGATGAGAACACCGACGGCTTCTACGACACACCCGATCTCGACTGGACGGACGACGACAACCTGAGCGGGATGACCTTTGTGCTCAAGCAGCGCGGCGAGCGCCTGCTTATCACAGGCACCGAGATCCCCGACCGCAACGCGATTGCCACTACCGCAGCCGCCCAGGGCGATGCATACAACAGCCGTCGGACTTTCCTGCTTTTCAGTGGGAATGTCGACACCAGCATCGACGGCGTTGTGACTCCTGTTCCGGGCTACTACGCCTGTGCCGCGATTGCTGGAATGGTGGCTGAGCTTGCACCTCAGCAGCCCTTCACGCGCGTTTCCATGACTGGCTTCTCGAGGGTGTACGGGACAGACGACACCTTCAGTGAGAACCAGATGGATACGATTGCTGATGGTGGTCGCTACATCCTGATCAACCAGGGTGGTCGCATCGCTTCTCGGCATCAGCGGTCAACGCGTTCTTCGTCCATCGAGGCTCGAGAGCTTTCAATCACGAAGGCGATTGACTTCCTGGCGAAGGGTCTGCGGGCAACGAACCGGGTGTACATCGGCCGGTATGTCATCAACCCCGGATTCATCGATCAGCTGGTCATGAGCAATGAGGGCTTCCTTGCCCGCACTGTTCAGGCTGGCGTCGTGAACGGTGCTGCGCTGAACAGCGTCCTGCAGGACAGCAATGCCCCTGACACCGTGCTGATTGAAGTCACTGTGGCTCCGGCCTACCCCTGCAACAAGATCCGCATCACCATCGTCTCCTGAACCCTGCTTCCTGACTGGAGGACAAACCCATGCCCGCTACACCGACCTCGAAGGCTGTTCTCGCCGCTCCCAACGTCACTTCGCAGTGGCACCTCAAGCGGCTCCATCGTCGGCTTGATGACCGTGACTCAGTGCTCGAGACTGCTCTGCAGCTCATCGAGGAGTGGGATGCGGCTGTATTTCCCGTCATTATCAAGGTCGCAGGATTTCAACCTTCAAAGGTTGCTACGTCCGGCAACGTAGTTGTATCAATCGGAGGCGCTGATTTTACAAGTTCCTCCACTGTGACTGCGACTCTTGGATCTACTACTCTGACACTCTCATCGAGGAGTACTAACGATCAAACTCTCACATTTGCTGGCGCTGGAATTGAGTCAGCTGTAACTGCTGCAACGACTGGTGATCAGCTTGTTCTGGCAATTCGCATTGATAACGTGCTCTGCCCGCCTGTTGCGCTGACTCCCATCACGGCCTGATCCCTTTAGCACTCGAGGTCAACTCACATGGCTTCACTTTCACAGTGGTCCCCTTACGAGGACTTCGTACAGGGCGGGATGGTAGACGGCCGCTTTATGAGCGGCGCGTACACCGTCATCTGCGCTGGTCCGCCTCGGCTTGCCAATGTGGGTGGTCCCGAGTTTCTTGGGGCAGCCCTAACGGCAGGATCGACGGCTGAGGACATGCTGGCCTTCCCGATTGGAGTAGTCCAGAACTTCAACCTCAGCCACAACATGCAGCTGAGCAGGATCTTCGAGCTGGGGTCTGTTCGCAGCTACCACATCCCCGGTCGGGTGATGGGGCAGATCGGCCTGGGCCGTGTGCTCTACCACGGGCCTTCCCTGCTTCGAGTCCTGTACGCTTACTACCAGGACATCATCCCGCCGACGTTTGTGAACCCTGTGTTCTCAAACATCGGGGCTGCGACTGTAGCAAACCCGCATGACGTCATCATCCCTCCGGGGTACGAGAACATCTTCCTCAACCTGGCCTCCGATCTGTTCACGCAGCCTGTCGGTCTGCTGACTCTGATGAAGGACAGCAACGAGGATACTCTCGGGGCGGGTTATTTCGAATCCTGCTTCATCCCCAACCACAGCATCGCTACAGATGCTATGGGGACGCTGATCCAGGAGCAGTGCGCGATTCAGTTTGAGCGCATGGTCCCGGTCAACACACAGGTTGTCGGCCTGATTACGGGATGAACGATGAACTCTCTGCTGCTGCAGTTTTTCTCCGATGAGCTTGTGAAGCTGGCTGGCGGTGACCCCGCCAGGCAGCGTCAGTACTACATGCGCAATCGGAATAAAATTCTGCAGCAGCAGAAGCAATACCGTATAAAAAACAATGCAGTCATCTCGAAGAAGCAGAAAATCTACAAAGCAAAAGTTAAGTCAGGAATGATTCGGCAGCGTCAGCGGATTTCTACCGGCAATTCTTACACTTATGGTGGATACCGCTAATGCCTATTCCTATTCTTTCGTTTAAACGAAAGAAAATTCCAGGACTCAAGATGCCCAGGGTAGCTACTCCGAGACTTGGACTTTCTACGAAAGGTAAGGCTGCCGTTAATCCGTTTAAGGGCAATACGATGAAAATCGCGTCAGATAAAGAAAATACTATTCATCAACTTATTAGTAATAGAGACTACTCATCTATTTCCGTATTAAATTCTGATATTCTAAAGAGTATTGATAAGACTGCCCAATCACAGTATGCGATTAAGACTGGAGGTCTTTTAGCTGCGGCAGGAAAGGGGGCTGTAAACATTGCGCGGGCTGGGGCTAAAGCGAGGCCCGCGCAAGCTGCAAGTAGTCTTAACCCATTCAAGGGTCCTACAGCACCACTTTCTTCACCCGTAATCGCTCCGCAGCTCACGCGAGCTCCCAGGCCAGCCACAGCCAGACTACCTGGCAGTAATACAGCACAGGTCAGGGTTCCGGCGCCAGAAGATCTACCGACTCAGGTAATCCCTCGTGGGGCACCAGCACAGGCTCCAGTAGCACAAGCAGCCCCTGCTGCACCAGCGCCATCCGCTGATGCCACCATGGCCTTTTCTCCAAGAGACCAGGCATTAGCGGAACGAGGAAAGCAACTTAGAGACACTATGAATAGGCGCCGGGCTGCTGCTGAACAGAGGCGCGCGCAGCCCGCACAGACTCCTCCGGCAGATTCAACTATGCCTTTGCCGCGGGCGCAGCCCGCAGCTCCCCCACAGGCAGCTCCCCCACAGGCAGCCACTCCACGGGCTGCACAGCCACAGCCGCAGACTACCCCTTCCAGAAATCGAAATAGAGTTGATGAGTTACTTGAAGAGATACAGAGAAGCGCTAGCCAGCGTGCCTCTGGGGCTGCTCCAGAGTTAGCTGAGCAAGGTGCTGCTATTAGAGCGCGGTTACCTTCAAGAAGAGCTACACCAGCCCCCGCTCAGGAAACAGCAACTTTTGGCGGACAGGCTGGGCAGGCTCCTCCTGTTGAGTCGACTATACCTATTTCGCGCTCACGACCTGCGCAGCCATCTAGACCTGCTCAACAACGGCAGCCCCAAACTCCGCAGCAGCGTCCATCTGTAGACTCTGCACCCCGACAGCAGGCTTCGCCTCCGGCACGAGAATTTGATCCTAGAAGAGATCTTTGGCAGCCAGAAGAGGAGATAGCATTCCAAGCTAGAAGAGCGGCAGGCGGTAGACCACAGCAACCTTCCCCGCAGGCGGCAGCACCGCCTCCGGCGGCAGCAGCACCTCCGCCGCAGGCGGCAGCACCTCCGCCGCAGGCGGCAGCACCTCCGCCGCAGGCGGCAGCACCTCCGCCGCAGGCGGCAGCACCTCCGCCGCGGGCTTCAGCACCTCCGCCGCGGGCGGCAGGCGGCGGACAGGCTCCGCCTCCGGCGGCAGGGACGGGACAAGCAAGAGGGAAGAGCAGATTAGATACTTTTAGGGAATATTTCGATGCTGCTACAGGGTATCAGTCAGCCGCAGCTAGATCCGCTGCTCAGGCGGCTGGCGGTGGTGGTGTCGCTGCTATAAATCCTTCTTTAGACGCCGCTGCAGCCGCTACGGCTCCGCAGGCATCTGGATGGAGAGATACTTTTGATACAATTTTGGGGAGGGGTCGGTTTTCCAGTGGAGCTGATGAGGCCGCACAGGCAGCGTTGAGAGCTGGAAAAGGAGACTTAAGAGATGCTGCTGATTCAGGAATTGAGAGAATATTAGGTGCGGGAGCTGCGGGAGCGTCATCTGCGGGAAAATCCGATGATGTGCTTGGATCTGTTGCAAAGTTGGCTCCGCTTGGCGTTGCCGGAGGTCTTGCAGGGTACGGAGCCCTTAAAGGTTGGGGAGCGGGACAAGCAGAGGTAAATCGATCACTTCAGCAGGGGTTTAACCCGAACACTCGATACTAGAAAGAATTTCCTCTAATGTAAGACTTCTAGTCCGGGTGTTCCTTTCAACTACGTAAATATCTCGCTTATCCGGTTGAACAGGTGCAGATGAGCGAGGGTCATACATACCTTCATCTTGTATACATATATCAAGTATGGACTGAAGAACTTCAGTCATAGTAACGCGCGTTCCAGACCGCTCAGACAACGCCCGGGCTGTGCGCTCGAGATACGCTTTATGCTCATTTCTGACAGTTACAGTTGGCATGAGTACCACCTAAAAAGAGGTCCGAAGACCTCAGCTTATCTCACCTTCTCAGGTGCGCTTCTACGATCAATCTAGCCGAGTTTACGACTCCAGCGGTAATGTCCTTCGGTTCGGCGATGAGTGCGTATTGCCGCTCTCCGAACAGCTTGTCGTACCCAGTCTTATTGTTTCCAATCGCGAGGATGGAGAGCACGATCCCCTCACCGCGAATCTCTCGAACGACATTCGATAAGTCCTTCAGACCATCGCCTGTGCTGTTCCTACCTCGGAGAAAGCTGGGGAAACCATCTGTCATCAGGAGGATGGCGCGAGCAGACTTCTTGTGTTTCGCCCATTCAGAGGCCATATCCAGAGCACCGATCAAGTGGGTGTTACTGTTGTTAACCTGAGAGGAGTTCAGGCTTCCAATCTTAGTAAATGGATAAATGACATCAGAGAATGCCCACAAGTTCAGGCTTACATTGAGGTCCTTACATGCGTGCGCTACATCAGCAACCGCCTGGTTTACGGCCTCCAGTGGGAACCCAACCATCGAACCACTGACATCTACAACCAGTAGTAACTCCAGGCCTTTGTGCTCCGTTACCTTCTGAAAGACGGGGATGGAAGACAGGTTCCCGCTAACTCGAGCCTGAATGGCCCTCTGGATATTCAGCCGAGGGCCAAAGCGTGCGGTTGAGAGCTCTTGTTCCGCCCGGATCTCATCCAGGTATCTGCGAATTCCTTCCGCAGATCTCGAAGGTTTCTCAGGCGGATGCTCGGGGGTGACCAGTCTTACGATCACCTTGCAATCTCTGCCAGCCTGAACCAGGTCCGTCTCTTCCTCGTCTTCCTCGTTCTTCGCCTGTTTGCCGAGTTCTGCCTTGGCCGCGGCAATTCGAGCGTTCATCTTCTCTGCACCATCTTTGCAGAGTTTGGAGAACGAGGTCTCCCCGTTTTCGTCCGCGTCCTCATCACTAGCAGTGATGAGTCTGCGAATCTTCTGCATGGTCGCAGCAGTTGGCTGCTTTTTTGGAAGAGACTCTTCCTTCTTACCAAGCCCCTCTGACGGAGGAGTGAACTGCTGGGCCACGTCTTTTAGGGCCTTGAGCACCTGCTGAGCCTTCTGCTGCCCGGTCTTTGGTGGCTCAGGAGGTGGTATTTCCTGCAGAATCTGATCCGCAATGTCATCGACGAGGCGCGCCGTGATCGCCAGGCAGGCATGAGCATCGACAAGCTCGACCTGAGCCCGCGCCCGGTCCATGGCCGGCTTGCAGACTTGAAAATGGTTTGGAGCACCTGCAGTGTCAAACCCAGATGCGGCTCTTCCTAAGTACGCGCATAGACTAATCTTGGCTGCCTCTTCTCCTTCGTGCTCAGCGATACCTTTCCAGCGCTCGCCCAGGAGCGTCGCTCCACCGTAATAGAGCTCTCCCCAGATACTCTTACACCTCAAGTCCTCCAGGATGTTCCACAGCCCGTGGAACATGTCTCCCAGCGGACCAGAGAGTGCTCTCCCCTCAGTGCTAGTTGAGACGATCCTTGCCCTGGTGAGAAGTCGTTCTACAGCCTTCTCCTTAAACGCGGCCATTAGACGTAGATCTGTCTCTGCGAAGATGTGCGAAAGCTCGTGTTCACAGATGAGATACGCCTCTGGGTCAGACAGTGGAACTCGGACATAAGTCTCGCAGTCTGTGTGCCCTCCGATTGTGGTATTTTCTAGCTTTATATTCTTGCTCAACAGGGTATTAAACGTATCAACAAGATTCCGCATTCTCTCGATGTTGATTTCTAGTGATGGTGCCTTCATGGCACCGAGGTCAAGAGGAGGACGACTCATTCGAGGCTACCTCATAGATTCGTGTTGCTATGGCCCAAACGGTAGGCTTTCGTCGATAGAGCAAGACATCATAGGGCCCGAGAGGTGGGGGTTTTTCTCCTGACCGCAGAAATCCCTCTACCTCTTCGTAGATGTGGGCCTGTGCGTCCTGTTTACACTCTTGAACCAGCTTTTCGGTTCTACGCGAGTGTTCTCCCCTCTTGATTGAGAGCTCTACAAGATCATTTGTCTCCCGCTCCACGGCATCTTCGAGGGCCGACAGCGTAGAGCGAAGCTCAGCACTTCGCCCCTTCTTCTTCATCCACTCGATCATATGCTCAAAAGACTCAAACATGACCATAGAGTTTTACTCCCGTCAGGTTTACAGAGAAAATGGACTGAACTCGAGCCATGATCGCCGTCGCATGATCAGGCTCAAATTTATACATCAACATCTTCAGAGCTTTATCCAGACCGATACGCTTCACCTTGTTGGCGGTATGGACGAGATCGCGCGTTGACAGCGCGTAGTCCCACTGTGTTGTGCGGCTCTCTTGTGCAAAGGTCAGGAGCCTACTAGCGAACTGGCGCTCCTGAACCGCCGGAGTTGGGCTGAGCGTCAGTTCGATCAGCTTCTTCTCATCGGCTTCCGGCATGTAGCCTACTTCAATGAAATCGAAGCGGCTTCGAAGTGCCTCATTGAGCTGGTAGGTTCCTGCGTAGCCAGGATTCATGGTTCCCACTACAAAGAGATCTGCCCCCTGCTTCAGTGAGAACTTTCTCCCGAGAGAAGAACATTCCACAGACTTCCGGTAGTCTGCTACCGAGAACACCATGCTCTGAACCTGTGGCCGAAGAGTGTTCACCTCCTCGAGGACCAGCACTGCTGCTCCGACTTCATTTGCGGTCTCGATCGCCAGGGGCAGCGATCCGAGGGTGAAGAACACGCTGTCGCCCTCGAGTCCGAAAGAACCGATGAGCTGTACCTCGTCGGTTCCCACGTTGCAGTTCTCTCGGATCATGGGAATCTCGTTCCTGGCGCACCACTCCTCAACCGAGAGAGTTTTACCGCTACCCTTCGGTCCTTTTAGAATGATGGCATCTCCCCAGGCGAGTTTGTCTACGAGGTCTAAGAGTCCGACCTCGATGTAATTAGGATCCTTGGAGGGGATAAGGTCACTAGCCGACATCTTTACGATTTTCATGTGTTACTCCTAAGCCCGGATGGCTAAAAAGTTTATGACTCATACTTTGAAGTTTTGCCTTGACGACTGAAAAGGCTTCTGTTATTGATTTTACATGAGTGAAATCGACCTCACCCGCTTGTCTCACGAGCAGTTCCTTCAGGGATTTGCGGATACCGTCCTGGGACTACTTAGAGATCATAGAGTCTCACTAATTGTTTCTCGTCCTGATGGAGTAATCACCTTCATTAATCCATTGATTCTTAAGGAGATTCCGCAAGAGGCACTAGCGCACACACTTCTGGAGAGCTGGTCGGAGGAAGATGTGGTCTCTTTCCTTGAGCATGTCTATGGGTGAGCTGGTCCAGTTTCCAAAGAAGACCTCTGAGATGATGCCAGCTCATGCGGTCGATCTTCGGAGGGTGATTCAAGAGATACGGAAGCTGGTCGAGGTCTATGGATCGGACACGGATGAGATGTGGGTTGCCTTTGAAACCCGGATGAAGACCCTGATCTGTGGCTACACCAAGTTCGAGGTTGAGCCAGATGAGGCGGGCGGAAAGGTGGTGACTATTTTCACCGATTCCGTTGTCGGATATTGTGGTTTCAGCGTTCTTGTGTACAACGAGTTACTTACTTTTAAAAAGTAAGTATTTTCAGTAACAATTATCTTACCCGCAAAGCCATAGGAGGCATGGGTATGAGTCTGTTCTCTACTGACACGATTGCGATTGGTGCAGATGATATTGTTGTTGGTAACAACATCAAGAATATCCGTACGTTCTTCAACACGGACCATATGAATGAGCTGCGTGAGAGCATTCAGCTCGAGGGGCTGATGCAGCCGCTTGTTGTCATGCCCATTGAGGATGAGAACGGCAACGAGGTATTCGAGTTGGTCGCTGGTGAGCGGCGCCTTCGTGCGATCAAGATGATCCGTGAGGACGATCCCGACTTCTACAAGGAAGGTGTTCCCTGTGTCACCTTCGAGGGCACGCTCGATAGCGCGAAGTACATCAACGCGATTGAGAACGTCGAGCGTGAGAACATTGACGATATTGATCTGGCGGCCTGGATTTTCCAGCGGTGTGAGATCGAGGGCGTGTCCCAGACCGACTTGGCCCAGCGGATGCATAAGTCGGCCGCGTGGGTCAACTTCCGAGTGACCTTCCACACCAAGGCCACTGACGTTCTGAAGGATGCTGTTCGCACTGGCCTTGTCAGCTTCTCGGCTGCCTACCACATCGCGAAGAACATGAGCCAGGAAGAGCAGATTGAGTGGATCAACAAGGCCAAGAAGCTCAACGAGAAGATCTCAGTTGAGCAGGCTGAGAACTCAGGCTCGAGCACTCCGCGGGTCAAGCGCCCTGGGAAGGGATCGCGGGAGCGCATGCTGAGGCGTACGGATGACCTTGCTGACAAGGGCAATGAGCTCGGACGCGGCATGGCACTGATGCTGCGTTGGGTTGACGGCCTTCTCCCGGATGAGGAAGTTCAGGAGATGGTCGCTTTCGAGGAGCAGAAGTGACATGAGAGTAATCCCGGGACGACCCGTGATCACCTACAAGAAGGTTGGCAGCCGAATCGGGATCTTCGAGGTGGTCCTGGGAGATGGGTATGCTGAGCTTCAGTGGCTCAGCTACCTCTAAACTAAGAGCCCCGTCGTAAGACGGGGCTCTTTTTAGCTGTTTCTTATTCTTTTTAATTCACGCTTCTATACAGTGATCCAATTCCATGTTTAAAGGAACTCCTCAGACGCTCGTATCCAAGACCTCTGTTCTCAAGTGCGGATGCTTTTTGAATACGATTACGCATCCCACCCGGACCCGTTAAGGCAGCTTGAGCCTGTTCCCTAAGATCCCCCGAAGCTCTTTCTGCTCGATCCTTAAGTCGCCAAAGTTGATTCTGTGTTTGATCTTGAGCAGTGGTCCTTAGTGAACTTGATGGGAGTGTGTTGATATTTTTAATTCTATTAGAGATTGCTCTTTCAACAAAATTTGGACTCAGCGCGGATTTTTCCATCCAAAGTGGATGATCAGAAAGAAGCAGGTCATAAGCAGCGAGTTTGTTCACTTTGAAACTCCCAATGCTACTGCACTTTTGAGACGTTAATGATACCTGACTTGAAAAGAACCTTACATACCTGGCGGCATCGCTTGATTTTTCAGAAACTGTCCAAAAGGCGTCTGGGACATTCTGTTTAATCCTTGGTAGGCATCCACCATTCCCTGGCCTACTCGTTTGTTCATGTCATATTTAAATCCCCTTAGTCGTTGTGAGATTGTAGGAGGCCTAGTCATTGGCTTAAGCGCCGCTGCCTCGAAGGGGGAACGAAATGGTTTGATCATACTCTTAATTCCCGTCCCCACTTGCTGTAAGCCTTGCCCAAATTGCTTAAATCCCAGTATTGCAACCTTCTCATGGTCTTCCGTCCACAATGGATGCTCTGCTAGGAGCATCTCGTACGCAGCAATCTTATCCATACTGCGCTCCTATGCTATAGCGCCTTTTGAAAAGTCAATCACAATCGACTTGATTGTGACTTCGTAGTGGTTTGCAAGAGTTTGAGTATTAGTAGTCGCCTCTACAGACACCTGCAGATGATCATTGGTTTCTGCCACATTTGAAGCAACCATACCTGAGCCGAGTGAGAGCGGGGAGTGCGTAAGCGTATCAAATTTTCTAATAGCGCTCATTGCGGGAGGAGCACCCCCGCTTAGCACCTGCAGGCATGTTCCTCGAACTATGATATTTCTATTCGTGGCAAGGCCCCCGCCTGTATTAGCTATATGAATTGTTGCCTGGATGTGGATCTCACTGTTGTTGGAGTCTGGTCCAGCCAAACTCCCAGAACAGAAGGTTGCTCCGGGTAGCCCACCCGAGGGCTTCAGGTTGAAAGCAATCCCGAAATTATCTCCAAGCGCAGGAGTACCAATGCGATTGACAATCGCAGCGATGCTGACATGAACTCTAGTGCCCACAGCCATCGGAATCTGCTGAGCAGTGCCGACATTGACCGCCCAGGCTCCCTCGAGGCTGATTGCGGTCAGCTCAGACTCGCTGTGGCTCCCGACCATGACAGAGCCGGTAGTGTCACCGCCTCCGCCCATGTCGACCACCAGATCTCCTTCGATCGAGACAGCGCCAGTCAGATCAAGTGTCGGCTCTGCCTCTACGGCTGCGACTGGATCTTCTGCTTCAGTCTCTACGAACAGCGCGTGCCATCTTCCAGCGCTCGAGTTGTAGGTAGGCTCAATGACTGTCTCATCATCGTCCGTCTCTGAGTTCCCATAGACAAAGGAGAACAGACGGTTGATGTCCTTCACGAGGATCAGCTGCCCGTCTTCTGTATCTGTAACGGGAAGCAAGCGGAGCGTTGCAATGTCTGCAACAGGATCCTGGAGTAGATCTCCAGTCACAATTCCACTTCTACGGCGAAAAATTCTGCGGCTCATACCGGCACCACCAAGCCCACCCAGGCGTCAAGAACGGGAGAAGTTCCCGAGACAGCTGTGACCTGCAAGTATATCTGGCTTAGCCCCTGAACCTCAATGGTTGCTATATCTGAGGCATTTACATTCATAGCCTCTCCCTGATGCCACATCCCGCTGATGGGTGAGTACCACCAGACCTGAACTGTAAAGACTGGATCGGTGCCCGCTACCTTGAAGAGCAGGTGAATGAACTCATTTCTCTGCAGCGCGATCCCATCTCCGATGGAGGACGGAGCTGCTGTGGTAGCCGTGACTCCCGCTAAGATTCTACGGCTATTTGCGGATGTTCCGGAGATTGCTGACCGGACGACGACCTTCTTGGACATGTGAACCTCGTTGAACGGCATGACTATAACACCCAGTCATGGCGTTATACGAGTCCTGCCGATGTGGAAGAACTGGAAATATCACTTCCAGAGGAAGTGACTTCTTCCAGTTCGAAACCTCAGACTCGCGAGTTTACCCCTGAGATTTGACAAGGAAGCCTTGGGGATCTAAGATAACCCTACATCCACGTTGGGTGGTTTTTCCAAACGGAGTTTTTATGTCCCTTCGACACAGAACCAACGCCGCTGAGACCGTCCTTCTTCTGTCATCACTTCTGCGTACGCAGGTCGGAGATGACAACAACCCATCCCCGCTACTGCTTCAGCTTATGAAGCAGGGGAAGTCCCCGGAGGAGATCGAGCTGTCGCAAGACATCGCTCTCCTCGCAGCAGACATCATGGATGCGCTTGGAGAGGCGTCAGCTAAAAATGAGATGAAGAAGGTAGGCCCGAAGATTCTTGGGCTTCTACTCTTCGCTATTCCAGAGCTTCAAGAAGATATCGATGCGCTAAAACGCTGACATTGCGTAGTCAACGGCCCTGCTGGCAAGCGGTCCTTGAGGGTCGAGCGGGTTCATTGTCGGCAATGGACTCGCTCCTCCCTCAAAGGTAGCTGCATTAGCTACACGCTTTCTAAGACCCATCTTTTGAAGAAGTGCCTTTGCCGCATCCGCCTTGGCAGTCGTAAGTGCATAGGCAGGACCCATTACCTGAGCCCCTTCATTCATACTTTGAATCGTCGGGGCGGCTCCGGCTGCCATCTCTTGCAGCCTTCCGCCAGCCCGGCCAAGTGCCTGCATCGTCCGATTCGGGCTCTGCATGGCCTTCAACGCACTACCAGGCGTTAGTACTGCCTCCTTTTCCATCTCATCCCGGAAGAAATACAGAACTTCCGGGCTTAGGATCGAGGCTGTCTTTCGCATCTGGGCCTTAGCCTTCGTAATCTTACCATTCTTGGTACGAATTTTTTCTGTTAAAGAGACACCATCGACCCGAGCTTCACGATCTAACGATCCGCGGGTCTTTCCATTTACAGAGGACATTGACGAGGAGATAGACTCAGAGCGGTACATGAAAAGCTCCAGCTAAAGAAGGGCCCGAAGGCCCGGTATCTACACACTAACAGAAACTTGTGTGTCCTGCAGCATGTCCATAAGGAGGTTAAAGCGGATCTCCGCACTCTTACCCATCAATCCACTAATGGTGTCTTCTGTAATATCCACATCCTCCGCTGCAATCTGCACCCGTTCCAGCCCACGAGTCTTAGGATCCATTGCAGTTTGCCACAGCATGGCAGGTGGCATCTCTCCCAGACCCTTGAATCGAGTGACCTCTGGATTCGACTTCGGGTACTTCTCGAGCAGTGCGTTCAGCGCCTTGTCATCCTTTACCCAGAAGGACTTCTTCCCGATATCTACGCGGAACAGCGGGGGAACTGCCAAGTAGATCCGCCCATCCATGATCAGCTCCGGTAGGAAGCGGAAGAAGAACGTGAGGGCAAGAACCGCGATGTGGTCGCCATCGCTATCGGCGTCCATCAGGAGGATGACCTTTCCATACCGCAATTTTCGGAGATCAAATGTCTGACCAATCCCGCATCCCAGCGCCTCTACGATGTTTCGAAGCTCTTCGTTCTGAAGTGCCTTCGCCAGCGTGATGCTCGCTGAGTTGAGGATCTTGCCTCGAAGCGGAAGGATCGCCTGAGTCTCCCGGTCACGCGCCTGCTTGGCAGAGCCTCCGGCACTATCCCCTTCCACAAGGAACAGCTCCGTGGCCTCCCTGCTGTTGGAGCTGCAGTCTGCCAGCTTGCCCGGTAGGCGCAGCCGACTGACTGGAGTTGCCCGTGTCACTGCATCACTTGCTGCGCGAGCTGCGGCTCGAGCCTGTGCGGCTCGCACGATTCTCTTTGCCAGCGCAGTGCTCTGGCTGGGGTTCTTCCTAAGCCAGTCCCTAACTGGACCCTTCAATGCAGCTTCAACACTCCTCGTAACCTCTGGATTATTCAGCCTGTCCTTGGTCTGGCCCTGAAACTGCGGGTTTTCCACGAAGACGCTGATAAGAGTAATCAGTCCTTCGCGAATATCTGCGGGCGTGATCTTTAGCCTCTTCGGAACTGCTTCGTGATCCTCGAGGAAGTCCTTGACCGCTGAGATGATCGCCGAATCCGTACCCTTCTCGTGTGTTCCGCCATCTCGTGTGGGAATCGCATTGGCGAAGGACTTGGTGACCGTAGTAGTCCCCTCCGTCCACATCAGCGCCACTTGGACTCGAGGTTCGTCACTGATCAGAACGAATGGGAAGTCCGTTATTGGCCTATCGCCATTCTGGATTATCTCGGCCAGATAATCAGCAAGACCCCCATTGAATTTGTAAACCTCTTCCCCATCTTCCGAAGTGAAGGTGAACTGCACTCCTGGGTTGAGGTAGGCGCGAACCTTCAGTCGCTCTCTCACTATGTCGGGCTTGAATCTAAATCCATCCCCGAAAATATCAGGATCAGGGCGGAAGCTGACGGTCGTACCTCGAGTCCCCTTAGAGGGTGACAGCGCAAGCTTGCCAACAGGGGAACCGCGAGAGAACTCCCGCACGGCCTCCTTTCCATCACGGCGGGAGGTGACACACAGGAACTCGGACAGTGCGTTGACCACGCTACTCCCGACTCCGTGCAGGCCTCCCGCGTTCTTGTAAGCGCCGTCTCCGAACTTCCCACCAGCATGAAGGGTGGTGAAGATCACATCAAGTGCAGAGGTCTTTGTCTTTGGGTGGATATCGAAGGGGATCCCTCTTCCATCATCGATGACCTCAGCAAAGTCCTCTTCGATCGATACCGAGATGTTCCTTGCGTGGCCGTTAATGGCTTCATCTACACTGTTGTCGACGATTTCCCACAGCAGATGATGGAAGCCCGCCTCGTCAGTTCCTCCAATGTACATTGCTGCTCGGCAACGCACGTTCTCAGGAAACTCAAGGATTGAAATTGATTCTGCGTTGTAATCAGCCATCGACAAACTCGTTGTAGAGGTGCTTCCATCGCTCTCTTCGAAGAATTCGATGAATCTGTCTCGGTTGTACGCCAAATCGGACAGCCAACACCCGCGCAGGTACCGAGTCCCCTTGAGACAGGATCTCGCGAACCTGCTCAGCCGTGAGTTTAGAGTTTGGAACCCGTTCCCCTCGAGCGTGGCGATCCTTCTTTCGCATATCGGCCAAGTTCTCAGCCTGAGTCCCGACTGACAGATGAGCTGGATTGCAGCACGCGGGATTATCACACGAGTGCATGATTACTCCGTCGCTCGGAGCGGTCAGTCCACAAGCATGGGCCGCCGCTACTTGATGCGCGTAAAATACCTGGCTGCGGTCAGCGCCTCTAACCCAAAGAGAGAAAGAGCCATAACCATTTCGCTTATTTGTGTGTCCGATATACACCTGGCAGCCATCTTTTTCTTCCAGAGATGAAGCCACCTTAGATAGAGCTCGACCCCACAAAGTAGGGTCGAGCTCTAGTGACTCCAGCATTCTTTTACTTGCCATCTTCACTCTTCTTGTCTTTCTTCGAGAGATGATCTCCTGAAAACATATCCTGCATAATCACGGGGTTACAAAGCTGTGTTCGCTCGGGATGTAGAGTTCGTATTTGCTCGAGAAGTCTTGCGTTAGGTTGGTCCGAGAGAATCCGCAATCCTACAATGTTCGGATGTGAGAGAGTTATCTTGTGAAAAGTCTTAAAGAAACTCGCCTCTGGCGAGTAGTCAGATACCTCCCTCCACCCACGCTCAAATGCGATTTCGGACGTTGCATCAAACCAGTTAGAGTCAATATAGTTAAACTTATCCTCGGGACCTTTACCCTTCCAACTCAGAAACACCTGTTCTGAAACCATCGGGTCCGGAATATCACCAGTTGGATACGGAGCGAGAATCTCAGCATCAACCCCAGCCTTCATTTTTTTGTAGAACTCAAGCGCATACTTCTCTTCGCACTCTGTTTGCTTTTTATTGCATTCGTCCGAGAAGATGTCCTGACAATGTTTCCTCATTTGTGTTGCTTTGCATGCATGTCTTCGAAATGAGGCTATGACCTCAACGACCACTCCAGAGCAAGTAATTGCATGAGCATCTAGATACCAAGGAGTTGAAGGACACTCCCAGCCACTGGGACCGAAGTACTGGTCCTGTTTACATCCACGCTCAATCAACGAGTTTTCAGACTCGTTGAGGCAGTACCCTGCCATGCAATCGTATGTCTTGTCGTCCGATTCTAATTCTTTATCGTTACCGAGTTCTATTACCCTATAATAAGCCTGTGTATACACTTCTTTTGTGCCCCATCCGACTACCACACCTATCGATAGAACTATAGGTATCAGATCTATATGGGACGGGTTTTTTGAAAGTGCTGACCGGAGAGACATCATTTTTCCTTTTGTGGTAGAGAGATTGTTGTCGTCATTCACTGGTCCCTCTTGGGCGTTTACGTACCGCTTCCAATCCCTCCAGAACTGTGATGCTGGAGGCATCATAGTTAGACATAGTAGATTTCTCCATCTTCCATAAACGCACCCATGAGACCGGACGAGACAGTCTCAACTACCGCCTCTATGTAAGCAGCGTCTTCTCCAATATGCGTCAGTTCAACCCGCAGCTCTTCAGGGGTTAGACGCCTCACGAGACACGCCCATCCTTACCAGGCCATCCGATCCCCTTGAAGTTGTAGTCTCCGCGGGAACATGCCTCGGTATCTGCGTCGATTGCCTTCTGAAGATCAGGATGAACTTCTTCTACAGCCATGCAATTCCTGCAGATCTCATCCCGATTGAACCAGGACATGCGGTATACGCCCATTGGGCCGCCGCAGCGATCACACTTTAAATGCTTTCCCATGGTATTTCATTCCTGTCGAGAAGGAGTCGTAGTCTGTCTATTTCCAGTTCGTTCTCATCCAAAGTAGCTTTCATATCTTCTACCTTCTTCGCAGCCTCCTGGATATTGTCTACTTCCAGTTCCTCTAGGATGTAGTGGAAGTTATCTACATCACTTTCGTATTGTTCAAACTCTTGGCAGAGTTTCATAAGTTCCGTTGTTGGCAGATC